TTGGCGTAGTGTTTTTGCAGAATCCAAGGTTCTGCTTCAAATGGCTTAATTGGAATAACCTTCATTTCCCAAACCTCAGTTGAGCAAGCCTTTCGCGGATGTGGCTTGGCATTGGTGCAGCTTTTTCAATGTCGGCTTTGATCTTCTCTAGTGCGGGGTCTGCTTTGGGGGCTGTGTCGGGTATCTCTGCCCCGTCCCATCTTTGTTGATTGAGGTAGACCAAAGGTGCGGGAATGAATGCCCCACTGTCTTTGCGCCATTGATCTGTGGTTTTCATCCACTCAAGATGCTTGAGGATTTGGTCTGCACAAGTCTCGCAGTAGAACTTTTGCCACTTCTTCAAGCACTCTGACTTGCCACCCTTGCGGGGGCTTTTAGGCCATGCTGACCAAAATCTGTCGAATCCGGTTTCAAATAATTGCATTTTTGTTTTCTCCATAGTTCCTACAAGGGTGGATAGAGTGACTATCCTTCCCGCTCCAGCTTTCGATCTGTTCCTAAATTCATCTTAATGCTTTCAAAAAACAGTCTCAGCCCAAGTGCGCTTGACGAGTTGATTCACTTATACATTTGGCCTTGTTCCACCGTGTACCAAATGCTTTAACAGTCGCTCAACTAACGCTGTTCGCCTTTTTCCCACGGGTGAGATGGGTGCGGTGTTTCTTGGGTTCAGTCCATGCAGACCATCAGCTAACGCGCCCTAACGGGTAGGGGCAAAAAAGCAAAAAACCCATTGGTTGAACGAGCTTTAGGCTTGGTTGCCGCATAAAGGGGTGCTACACCACGCACCTTTAGCTTTGACAAAGCCCGCTCACCAATGGGTTCTGCGGTTTTCGCCGTGTAGAACTTCAACGGGTTACCAGTTCGTTGATGGGAGGATTATAAACACAATCTTTTATGGCGTGTCAACTACTTTTTTTCCAATCCACCATTTGGGTGAGGGTTTGCACCGTTCCTCTAAGAGCATTTCCCTCTGAAAATCCTTTGTGCAGTCCTCACAGATGTGGACGGGTTCAGCTACGATTTTGGCGTAACCGACCCATTCACGGTAGTGCGTTTCAGAGGGAAAGCAATGTGGAAACATGATTTATTGTGCTAGATGTTGTATTTTTGCACATTAGGGAAAGTCCTAATGCACAGTGCTAGATGTAGTGATACAGTACATTCATTCCCCAGCACAACGCATAGGGTCTTTTAGGAAGCAAATCATGAACAGCCAAAAAATTCTTGATCTTTTACTTGATGGCGCATACCTCAACAGCACCGAATACAAGTTCTATCACCCATCGTTTCGCAAAGGGTGGAGAAAAATGTCTAGCAGCAATATATCGTTTTCTGCCGCTGAAACCAAACTACGCAAAATGAACAGACTAGATTGGTCGCGTACTGAAAGCGGAATCGTAATTCGCGCAACTGTTCAATAACACAAAACGGGGCTTCGGCCCCATTAAGAGGAAAACATGAAAAATCTAGCCTACACCACCGAAGTTCACTCAATCGACTACGGTTATCTCATGGTCGAGTTTGACTACTTTGAAGCCGATGATTCTGTCGGTCTCTCCGAAGTTTACGATTGGTTTGCATACACCGTTGAGGCTTTTGAAGATGAACCCGCCGGAACTGAGGTCACCTACGAACTGACCGCAGCAGATCAAGCATCGATCTACTCGCAGATCAAGAAACACCACATCGCCATGTTGGAGGACTTTCATGCTTAACAGAACCAAATTCCCCCGCACATTCACCGAAGCATTCCCCAACAGTATGGAGAACGGTGCTTGCATTGAGATTCATGTAGCCCGTCTGACCATTGCCGACAAGGTAGTGCGTGTGGTGAGCCTCATAGCCCTTATCGTGATTGCCCTTGATTGTTTTATTTGGAGACCCTAATGAAAATCAAAATTTATATCCATCATCAAAAATATGAATGGGAAGACAAGGGACAGTACCTTGTTTATTCACACAAATTTGATGATACCGATTACCGCACCTATGTTGGAGAGCAAGAGATCGAGATTGAAGTCCCCGACAACTACGACCCCCGCGCACAACAAATAGCCGCTTTGGAAAAAGAAAAACAAAAGGTGATGGCTGATTACCAAAAAACAGTCACCGAAATCAACGACCGCATCAGCAAATTACAAGCATTGGAGTACACAGCATGAACGCCGACTACCTCATCAATTCTGTCAAACAAACATCAGAGACTTTGTACCGCGAGCATGATGCCGATCAAGTTGAAAGATTGCTTTACCGCATTCAGATGTTGGAAGGTCATATTCGCGTGTTGTGTAACCACATCGATAACGCCCGTGACGAAATCAAAACCCTACAAACCGAACTTATTGCAAAGGATTCCAAATGAAAAACATCGCTACAGCTTTGGTTAAAGCACAAAAGGCTTTTGGCCCCGCTTTAAAGACCTCTACGAACCCTCATTTCAAATCACGCTATGCTGACCTCTCTGCTTGCGTTGAGGCCGTTATGGGGGCTTTAAACGACAACGGCATTGCATTGATTCAAAAGTCATACGACTGTGAAAACGGTGTGATGGTCGAGACAATGTTTGTTCATGAGTCCGGCGAAATGTTGGAATGTGGAATCTTGCACTTCCCCGCAAGCAAAGCCGACCCTCAAGGTCACATGAGTGCTTTGACTTATGCGCGGAGAGGTTCACTCATGGCAGCGTGTGGCATTGCACCGGAAGATGATGATGGGAATGCTGCAAGCCGCAAGCCCGAGAAACCCGTACTCATTACCCCGCTGATTGAGTCCATTGATGCAGCCACCACAGAGGAAGAATTGAAGGCAGCTTACTTTGAGGCGATTAAGATAGCCGGACATGATGCAGCCGCTAAGAATGCCATCATTGTTGCCAAAGACTTGAAGAAAGCGAGTCTGTAATGGAACAAAATTCGCCGGAATGGTTCGCTGCCCGTTTGGGTAAGGTAACCGCCTCTCGCGTCTCCGATGTGATGACAAAACTCAAAACGGGTGGTTATGGTGCGTCACGGGACGATTACATGGCCCAATTGATTTGTGAGCGTTTGACGGGTGAAGTAGCTGAATCTTTTACCAACAGTGCAATGGCATGGGGGACAGAGACCGAGCCAATGGCCCGAGCGCACTACGAGATGGTCAATTCAGTGTTGGTCGATCAAGTGGGGTTTATTGCTCATCCGGACATTGAGAAAGCCGGAGCCTCACCCGATGGCATTGTGGGCAATGGAATCATCGAGATCAAGTGTCCTAATACATCCACCCACATCGACACACTGCTAAACAAAAAGGTTCCCGCAAAGTACATCAAGCAAATTCAATTTCAGCTTAGGTGTACGGGTAAAGAATGGTGTGATTTCGTTTCCTTTGACCCGAGACTAAAGGGGTTGGAAATGTTCACCAAACGAGTCGAGCGAGACGAGAAGCTAATCAGCGAAATGGATGCCGAAGTGGTGAAGTTTCTCTCCGACCTTGACGAAAAACTTGAACTTTTAATGAAAGAAAAAAATGGCACTGCTTAAAGAAGTCACCGTAGTTGCGGGTACATACACCAACGCAAAAGGCGAAGAAAAGAAACGATACATCCGTATTGGGTCTGTCATCGACACAAAGAATGGCCCCATGCTGAAACTCGATGTGATGCCGATCTATGCGGGGTGGGACGGTTGGGCATACATGAACGACCCAAAGCCCAAAGAGCCGAAGTATGAAGGCTTACCCGCAGATGAGGACATTGGATTTTGATGAATCCGGAAGATGAAGCGTTTGAAGAACTTAGTCGCAGACAAGGCGATTGGGGTCTTCAAGGGTCGCGCAAACACCAAATAATCCGATACGCTGAAAACAATGCGCGAAATGAAGTGATTGAAGAAGTCGCCAAACACATTGAGAAATGCACTCTAGCGTTTGGCAAGGACACGATTCAATCGTTTACTGTGTACATCAGAAACATGAAGCATGACACCACCAAATAACAAAGGTCGCAAGATCATCAAGATCAATGCTATCTCACAAGCGAATCTGATTAAGCTAATGCTTTATGGAACGATGACTTGTAAAGAGTTAGCAGAAGAAACGGGTTTGCATTATGTGACTGTTCTTCAATACACAAGAGAACTTCATGCTTTTGGTGCTGCACATATTTGCTTATGGGAAAAGGACAAGTATGGTCGTGATTCCATTAAGGTCTACAAGATTGGTGAAGGCAAAGACGCAAAGCGGCAAAAGATGACGGGTGCAGAAAGACAAGCACGAAGCAGATCAAAGCGGTACAACATTGAAATGAATCAGAGGATGGCGGCATGACTGACAAAGAAGCATTGATTAAACGATTGGAAGTTAGTTGCCTTGGACTTGATGCTGTTGACCCATTGCGCTTGCTTGTGGACGATGTGGTTGCGGCATTGAGGCAGACAGAGCATGAGCCTGTGGCGTGGATGGTTTGGAGCGAAAACAATGTTCCTGCTTTGACATTTACAAAACCAGCAGACAAATATGTGTTTGATGCTCTCTACACCCACCCACCACAGCGCACATGGGTAGGGCTGACTAATCAAGAACAACTTGATATTTTTGCTCAAAGTGTTGCAAAAAAAAGAAGTGATTACGAGCATTACAAAGCTATTGAACAAGCCTTGAAGGAGAAAAACACATGAAAGCACGAAAAGTTTTTGCAGCGTTGATGGCTTCTAAGGGCTATACAGATGCCGATTTAGCCATGGTTGACGGTAAATATGTCTACCCTGCTATGCAAAACCGATGGAATTATTTTCTAGCCGGATGGGAAATGAGGGGGGTTATGTGATCGAGACCGTTCTAATCATCTTTGGTTTGGGATTCGTAGGAATCGCACTAGCCATTTCTGTCATCTGTTTTATGGTTTGGCTTGCCCTCAATGAATCCTAAGAGTACGAATAACTCCGGCATGAAGTGCCCCGAGTGCGGTGCAATCTCATTTGTTCAACACACTAAGACCGTTGAGAATATGCTTGTCAGACGAAGGGAGTGCTTTAACGAACACCGCTTTATCTCGCATGAGACCATCCTTAGAATGGTCAAGCGTTACAAGACAGATAAGGCTTGATTCGTTTCGTTGATGCGTTGGTCAAGCCCTATCACGCCGCCGTTGATCTTCTTCGTGAGAGCAGTCCAATTCGCTTCTTCCGCTAGACGGTTACAGTCATGCGTTGACCAAAACCATCCCGCTGTTAAAGCCGCATATTTGGGTGTGGCTACTAGATCGGGTTCCATCACGAAATCAGCCCCTAATGCTTGTCCGGCATGGAAGTAGTTAGCGTGTCCGGTCAACTGAATGCAACCCCTACCGCGAAACCGATACCCGTCCCCACTAGTTTCATCACGATTGCCCATGCGACTAGAGTAGACCATGTTGGCGATTTTTTTGGGGTTTCTTGCATATTGGTTGGCAATGTCCATAGTAGGAAATCGTTTGGGCCACAGCTTCATGAGCGTTTCAGCGCGGTAATTTAGGTTTTCTTCCAATGTCTTGAAGTGTCCGCATTCATGTCCGCATTGCCCGATAAAGGCAGCTTGTTGGCGTTTGGTGGAGATATTGAATCTACCAAATGTCTCATTGAGTGCATCAACCCACTCAGCACCAATGTGGAGTTTCTTTAGTTGGTCAGCGGTTAGCATTCATCACCCCCATCACTTTGTTGTACGAGTCGATACACGCATTCAATTGCGCGGTGTTTCTGTCGCCTTGGGCGATGATTTCGGCGATTGCTGCGAGGGTTGCTCTGTCGGAGTCAGAAGTTTCATAAACCGGTCGGTTAGGTTCACTTCTTTCTTTTGCGCTATCTCCGGTGGGAGTGGGGGCATTTGTGGTGGCTTGTACGCAACTTGTGGTTTGGAGCCGCAGCCGACCATCACGAATAGCACGATCAAGAGAAGACTGTTTTTGATTGATGACATTGTTGGCCTCCGATAGTTTGGTTGATTGGTCATTCAATTGTTGGGCAAGTTCACGCTCTTTTTCCCGTGCTTCATCGTTCTTTTTGGCAATCTCGACTTGCATTTCAGCGTCACGATCACCCCATCCAACATGATGCCCATAACCGTATGCACCGCCCACAGCAATCATCGCCCCAATGATGAAATAGGGGTTAACCATTCTTCACCTCATGCCGA